CACCGCAATCGGCTGCAGTCCGCACACGCCGTCCAGCCCGAAGCCGCGAATGTGCATCATGTCCGCCAGCGCAATCTCGCGCTGCCGGCCGTCCTCGGTGTACGTGTACTTGAGGCGCCCGTCGACGCGCTGGACCACCATGTTCTGCGGCAACAGCGGATTGAGCGCCACCAGCCGCCCAGCGATGCGCTTTTTCTCGACAAACGCGTTGCCGCGCAAACACAGGCTCGCCACCACGAACAGCATGAAGCGCCCGGGCGTCATCTCCGCGTTCGGCGAGCATGCCAGCAACCGGTACAGCGGATGATCGCGCGCCAACTCGCGCGAGCCGTCCGGCACACGCCGATACACCTTCAGCGGCAGCGTCGAGACCGTCTCCGAGAGCAGCCGCACACACGCCCACACCGCCGCGAGCTGAAGCGCGGCGTCCACCGTGACGGTCTTGCCGCTGGCCGAGACGCCGAACCACTCGGACCAGAACGTGCCGTTTCTCAGGTCGATCGGCACCCCGAGCCAGTCCATGAGCGCCGCGCGAACGCGTCCGCGCGTGCCCGATTTCGTGCCCGACCTGGTGCCCGACGTCGATGACGCCAGCCCGGCGCGGATCACCTCAAGCGCGCGCATGCCGCCCCTCGCCCTCGGCCACGCGCAGCAGGCCCCGCAGCATCACGCCCGCAGCAGCCGCCAGACACACGGACGCCGCCAGCAACGCCCAGCCCGCGCCGGCCAGCAGGAACACGCCCGCGACCAGGCACAGCAGCGCCGCCACCCACATCACCACACACGCAATCAGCATGCCCTACACTCCCACCATGATCGGTTCCCACGGTTCGTCATCGTCGCGCTTGAGCATCAGCCGGCCGATCGCCATCATCAGCGCCACCGCACCGTCGATCTTGTTGTCGTCGCCCTGCTTGATCGGGCGCACCACGTCGTCGCTGCCGGGTAAATACTTGCCGATCACGTTGCTGATACACCAGGTCATGATCGGATTGCCGTCGTGATGGAACCGGCCCGAGGTGATCGCCGCCTCGAGCTCCTTCATCGGGTCCGACAAGTTTGTGTAGTTCTGCACGATCGTCACCGGCGTGAGCCCCTCGTCGTCCAGCTGGTGCGACAGCGCCGTGGCCCCATGCGGATCGATCGGCGAACAGTCCACCGGCGCCAGCAGGTTCGCCGCCTTCGCCTCCTCCAGGATGTCCCGGTAGTCGATTTCGGCACCGGCCGACTCGTACAGCATGCCCAGGTTCACCCACGCCTGGTAGCGCTCGGCCGTGCGACGGTTCTCCGATGCCCGCACCGTATCCTCCGGCACCCAGAAGCACGGCGCCACACTGTAGTAGTGCCGCTTGCCCTCGATGTCGCGATAAAACACCCGCGCCATGCAGTTCAGATCCAACTTGCGCGCCAGGTCGAACCCCAGCACGCACGTTTGGCCCTCGAACGGCTCGAGCGTGAGTTTCGGATCGGCGCAACGGGTCCAGTCCGAAATGTTGAAATACCCCGCCTTCGCCGAGGTCCACACGTTCAGGTGCTTCGTCTTGAACGTGTTCGTGAAGCGTGCGACCTTGATCGCGCGCTGCTGCTGGCTCACCAGATAGTCCCGGTACACCGACACGCCGATGTTCGGGTTCGCCTTCGCCAGCACCGCCGGCTCGCGCCAGTCGTCGCCCTCGTCGATCGTCCAGATCCAACCGAACAGTTCCTCGTCGGGCACCGTGCCCTCGAGCATGTCGATCACCTGGCGCCGCTTGTCGTAACACGGCCCCTCGATGTTCGCGCCCGCCGTCGTGATGATGAACATCAGCGGCTGCCGGCGCGCGCCCATGCCGGTGAGCATCGTCTCGTACTGAACGTTCGAGTCGTCCTCGTGATACTCGTCCTTGATTGCGCACGAGGGCGACGCGCCATCGCCCGGATTGCCGATGATCGGCTCGAACCGGCTGCCGTCCTCAGGCCGGTTCAGGTTTTGCGCATTGACCTCGATGCCCAGGTGCTCGATAAGCATCGGCGAGCGCTTGACCATCAGCCGCGCCGGCCGGAACACTTCCCACGCCTGGCGCTCGGTGGTCGCCCCGCAATACACCTCGGCGCCAAACTCGTCGTCCGCCGTGAACATCGCGATCCCGACGCCCGCGGCGATCACACTCTTGCCGTTCTTGCGCGCCACCTCCCAGTACGACTCCCGAAACCGCCGCAAACCGGTCGTTTTATGGACCCAGCCGAACGTGCACATGAGCCCGAAGATCTGCCACGGCTCGAGCGTGACCAACTGCCGCTTATAGGCCCACTCGCCCTTCGTGTGCGGCAGCAACTCGATGAGCCGCAGCTTCTTCTCGGCCGCCGCGGCATTGAACTTGTACCCGAACGCCGCCGTGCGGCTGCGCTCCAGATCGTCCAGGTGCCGCTGGCAGGCCAGCCGCACGTAGCGACAGGCCGCCAGCCTGCCCGCCACCACCTCACGCGCGAACCGCCGGCCCTTCTCGACCAGCGGATACGTCACCTTCGCCTTCACGACTTACCCGCTCATTCTTCACCCGAGCAATGCGGCAAACGGATTGCCTTGCCCCGGCTTCTTCGGTCCGATCAGTCGCTGGCGGCTCGACGGGTCCAGCCCCAGCATCGCGCCGTAGCTCGCCATGATCGCCGCCGACTCCCTGACCACCGTCGCCGCGGGATTTTTGACGACCCCGCCCTTCGCACCGGGAACGACCGGGCCTTCGCGGCTGAGCAGCGCCTGCGCCCGGCGCCAGTTCGAATACGCCGAACAGAACACCTCGACCAGGTGCAAGTCGGTGAACTGCAGGATCTGCTGTTTGCAGAGCAACGGCGTGACACGGGCCCACATCGCGCGCGCCTCGTCGTCCAGCCACTGCGGCGCCTCGACATCGGTCACCGTGCCGAAATCCGGCTGCTGTTGGTTCAGCGCGCGCTTGCCCGGATTGCCGGCAGCGACTTTGCGGGCGACTGGCTTGGGCTTGCGCCCCCGACCCGCCACGCTCGCGACACCCCCCATGCTCGTCGTGTCCTGATTTTTTAATTTCGCGGGTATAAAAAAATGGCCAGGTGGGCCGTCCGAACACGGTTTTGCCGGAAGTTTTTACCCACCTACCCCCGGCCGGCGACACCCCGCGGCCGCGCCCTCGCGCGCCGTCTTGGCGCGGTGGCAATCGTCGCAGATCGCCTGCAGGTTGCCCTCGTCGTCGCTGCCGCCGTGCGTCCTCGCCACGATGTGGTCGACCGCCGTCGCCTCCGTGAGGCGCCCGGCGCGCCGGCACGGCTGACACAGCCCGCCATCACGTCGCAGGATCGCGCGGCGCAGTTTCTCCCAGCGCGTGCCGTAGCCGCGCGCGTGTCGCGAGCCACCGGCCGTCACTTTCTGCCAGCCGGTCATCGGTGCTTCGCTCGCGTGCGATTCGCACCATCCAGATCGCGAATCGGTCAGCGCTGCGCACCCTCGATGTCCACACGGTTTAAGCGGCCTGCGCGGCATACGGCCTCCAAACGAAAACACCGCGTCGCCATCGCTGGCGCACGCGGTGCAAATGAAAAACCCCGCTCGACAGCCATCGGCGGGGTCATGAACACACTTATTCAGCGTATCCAAAAACGATCATATGATACGAATTTAGTATCGTCAAGTCATTCCTGCCGCTTTCTAGCAATCTCAGTTGGCCATTGCGTGTTCAACAACGGAAGCAAACTTCTGGCCTCGAGAACATCATGCGTCAGCGTCATATCAATGTCCTGCATCATGGTGTCCATGACTTGCTTGCCCACCGCGACACGCGCATCTGCATCGTGCTGCAATCCATCGGCTTTCAAGTTCGCCTCAACCTGTGCATCGTACGTCGGCAACATTTCGTTTCGCTGCGCCTGCGCTGCCTCCGAGCGTACGGGCTCCACACGAGACAAGACACCCTTCCACGGCAGCCATTGTGACAGCCACGCAGCAAACGCCTCGTTCTCCTGACGCTTTACCGTTGCCTCGGCAAACTTCAAATCGTCGGAGGTAACATAAGCCGCGCCGAAGTAACGCATTTCCGGCGAGACACAAGTGAGTAGCAACGGCTCGCGCAACTTCACCTGATAGGCGAGATACGATTCGATTTCATCCACGAAATTCAGCGTCTTGACCTTCTCACGCGCAATGTGCTCTAACTGCTCCAAACGGAACATTTCTCGTCCCAGCGTAGCCAGCTCGGACAATTTGTCGTCGTATTTCCCGTTTTCAACATCGTGCACGATACGTGCTTTCTGCATATCGTTGTACGTTAAGGCGATCCGATCTTCACACGTCGTCGCGGACTCTCGCGCGATCTCGAAGGTATGTTCGCGAAGCGATGGCGTATCCGCCAACTGCATCAACCAGGATGCTACCTGCGCTTTGAACGTCGGTATCTCCTTTGCGCTAACGGTGGTACTCAGACGTGCCAGGAAACGGCTGAACTCCTGCGCATGATGCCCTTGTTCAATGTCAGCCCATTGTGCTGACACCCCTTGAGTTTCGTCTGGCGAAAACCAACGTGCAACGGCGTCACGGAGAGGGATATCCGGCAGTTGACCGTCTCCCGTCGCCATAGAGAAGGTAATCCGGGGCCCATGATAGTCTGGACTATTGCAAGCGCGCTCTAACGCTTGCCGCGTCGCCTCTGAAAGCGGGTTTGCATCCAACGAAATTTCGCAGTCCTGTCGTAGATTCAATAAAGCCTCAGGTACGTTTCCAATCTGATTGCCGCTAAGATCTGCAACCAACGCCCCCTGCGGAACGACCTCAGGAACCTCGGTTAATCGGTTATTTGACACAAAGAGCATCGTAAGCGAAGACGGGAGCCCGCGCAATGACTGAAGCTGATTGTTCCGCAAATCAATTCGCGTCAAGCTTGTCGCCCCCATGTCCGGAAGCTCCATCAGAAAATTGCGCGTGGCACTAAAGCTTATGATGGAGTCGGGCAAATGCTGAATCACACGCAATCGATTGCTATTCAGATTAATGTGTTTCAGCCGATTTGACGATATTTTGGGTTGTTCCTCTAGCAAACAATTGCCTGCATCGAGATGCTCCAGGTTTGGCAAACATCTCAAATCAAGTCGCCGCAAGTGATTATTGAACACGAACAAATGTGTCAGACCTACTGGCAATTTTTCGGGGAACGTCTCAAGCCAGTTGTCGTTCACATGCAAGCGGCGACATGGTGGCAAGAGCGCCGGAAGAGACTTGAGGCCAAGTCTCTCGAGATTAATCTCATTAACTTTTCGTTCCAGACAATATTCCATTATTGCCACGGCCGTATCACGTTGTTCGCCTGACTCACCACGACTTGCCCACGCGCGCCACGCAGCAAGGTAATCGGACCTGCTCGGGGCTTCACTTTCCGCCGATCGCGCGCGCCACGCCGACTCCGCAGGCAGATTCTCCACGCGCTCGGGGAGAAAACTATACGATCCCGTACTTATATGTGCACGTTGCCTGACCACTCGGACAAGCGATCGAACGCGATCTCGAAAGTTTGCTGAATTACTTGATCCGACTGAGTTCATTATCCAAACAAGATTTACAGTTTTCTGAGCAATAGAGATTACTCAACGCCATAGGGCCTACGCATCCATGTTCCGCCCATGGCACGTCTGCCAGTGAAGGTCGTCAAAAGCCCCTCGTTTCCACCGCTACGTCGATCAGCATCCCCTTCTTCTCCAGCACTGCCGTCAGTCTTTCCCAACCCGCGTGTTCGAGCGTGCGCAGGAAACCCTTGATCCTCGCGTGCTGGCGCGCCGCTGTCGCACGCGATACGCCCACGTCGTCCGCAATATCGTCGAGCGTCACCTTTTCGCCGAAAACCTTCTCTGTCGACGCGAGCCGCAACCGCCGATTCGACAGGCATCCATCGACCGCCGCCACCGCGACATCGCAAAGCTGGCTCGTGGCCGTTTTCCACAGCGCGTTCGCACGCCAACCGTGACAGCAAGGCGCGCCGCACCAGCATCGCACTTTGCGCTGCGTGCAGCGCGCAATCAGCGCCAGCGCCTGGTGATAGTCGAGGCGCATGATCTCCGCCCAGATCATCCCGGCCTGCCCCGCGCCATCCAACCCGCCCAAGCCGCGACCGCTTCCCACCGACCCAGCTTTCAGAAACATCGCCATCGGCGACATCACGTACTGCTGATTGCGGTAATTCAGCGCAAAGACCATGGCCTCCGTGGCCGAGCGCATGATCCCTGGATGTTTGTTGCCTGATGACATACCCTTTCACGCTCGCTGCACATTCAATTCGATCATTTTGCTTACTACGCCTTGCCCCACGTCACGGCAACACCCGCCACGCAATCCCCCAGTACACCAGCCAGTTCTCCAGCCATCCGCGCGACTCCGGTGCATGCAGAAACGGAAACTCAATCTCGCCGTACCCGGTCAGGCGCCCCGTGAACGCACAGCCCTCGAACGTCACCAGCATGTCGCCGGTTGCCCGGTCACGCCGTCGACGGGCTGATGCGCGCACCGGCAGCGGCAGGTCCACCTCGACTACATACAAGTACGCGCTCATGTTCGCTCCCTCACATCCCACTCCCACTCGCCGCTGGCGAGAAATCGTCTCAAGATCCCGGAGCGCTTGTTGTCGACCCAGTACGCACGCGTGCGCAGCACGTTCCGGCGCACCCAGCGCACATCGTCAGGCGCGATCGCGTCGCGATGGCGATCCGGGATGAACGCATCCACTTCAATGACCGTCAGCACCGGTTGCTTGACCGTCACGATGCGCGCGAGCCGATAGACCGTTGTCTGCAACGGCCGGTGCAGCTCGGTGCTGATCAGCGGTCCAAAGCCGTGTTTGCGTCTGAAAGTGTGCCGGCCTGCCGGCAGCTGTACGGTCAGGATCACCGTCATGCTTGTTCTCCCATCTTGTGGGCGCGCCGTTGCACCCAGCGCGCATACGCGGCTTCGAACACCGCCTGGCGTTGCGCGCGGCTTGCTGTGCGGCTGAAATCGAGCCACTGGTGGCATCGATGGCAGCCGGGCACCGTGTAGCGGTGATCAGCCTTCAAGCCGCCGCCGCTGCCGTGGCGCGGCTGGTTGCTGTGGCACGGCACCACCGTCGGATCCGCCCAGCCGGTCCACGGGCAGCACACGTTCAGGTAGCACGGCTCGTCGCGACAGGCGGCCAGATATTGCGCGCCCTCAGCCACCGTCGCGCTGTGGATGCGCTGCTTGATCGCGCTGCGCCGCTTGAGCGTCGCGCGCGGCATCAGGCGTCGGAACCGTGAAGCCGACGGCGACTTGCGCTGGAATCCCGACCGCCGCAGCGGGGCGCGGCGCGTAAGCGTCGATCGCTTCATGCCGCCTCGTGTCCGGCCATCACCATCGCCCGCATCGCCGGCACCAGCACTCGGATCGCATCGTCGATCGCCTGCATGCGCAATCGTGCCGCACATACGCCGCCCGGCTTCCAGTTCGCCACCGACGGGAACGGCTTGCCGGTGAGCCGCAGTTGCATGCCGTTACGCTCGCGCCGGCACGATTCGACGTAGCCTTGCTCGACCAGACGACGCGTCAGCTTGCGCAGAGTTTCCGCGTTCGCGTCCAGTCGCAGCGCGATCTGCGCTGCCGTCAGCTCCGGATGCGCGCGCAGGCATTCGCAGATCTGCCGCGACACCAGCCCCATCTTGCCCTCTGCCACTTCCCTTGCTACCAACTTCGCCCTCACGATGCGTAAAAATCGACCGGTAGCAGCGCGTCGCCGAAAAACTCGACGATCTGCGCGTATCGCTGCCCGTTGCCGCGCCGGGCCTCGCGCAGCACGTGGTCGATCCACGGTCCGCGCCCAGATGCCTTCGCCACGCGGACCAGGAAATCGGGCATCGGCTCGTCGCTGCGAGGATGCACACCCAGTCGTTCGCCCTGCGCCAACGTGCCCGAAGCCGAGCGCCACCACTCGCCCGATTCCGCGGACTCAGCCTGCAACGCCTCGACGAAGCGCGCCAGGAACCCAGCGTTCACCGGCCGCGTGTCACGATCCCGGGCACGGGCCGCCACCGCTCGCCCGTACGCCTCGCCCAGCTCGGCCAGCGTCACGCCCCCGTCGAGCCAAGTGCGCAGCCGTCGCCGGTCCTTCGCCGTCGCCGTGATGCCGGGCGGCACGCCCCGCGCCTGTTCAAGCCCCTGCAGCAACTCGAGCGCGGCGCGCTCGTCCGGGGCCAACTCGGCGGGTGGGGCTGGCTCGCCGTCACCGCGCGGCTGCTCGCCGTCGGTCTCATCCGGCAGCAGCAGCGGGTCGGCGTCGGAGTTATCCACAGGCTCGACCTCGCGCGCGTTGCTGCTGCTTAGTGGGTCGTTACATGGGCCGTTAACTACAGGGGTAAATGCTAGGGATTTACTGGGGGGGTAAGTCCCATGGGATTTACTGGGGGAGTAAGCCTCGCTTACCCCCCGGTAAGCGAGGCTTACTGGGGGGGTGTCGATTTCACCAGGTGCTTCGCCCCCTTCGCAAACCGGTGCACCAATATCGAACAACACGCGGTAGAGGTTGCTTGTCTGAGCGCCATCGCTATCACGAGAGCGCTCTTGGACCTCGATGTAGCCCCAATCTCGCAGATCACGTATGCACTGGCTGACGCGTGCGCGGGAAATGTTGCCCGCCCTCGCAGCAATTTCACTCCGCTTCGGAAAACACCAGCCGTTTTCGTCAGCCCTCAAACCCAACACCATCAGAACGCGAAGATGCGTAAGCGACGACAATCTCTCATCCGCAAGAATCCGTGCCGGGATGACAATGAACCGGCTCACCGCGCACCTCCGTGGAATTCGGAGACACTAGATGCCTTCATCGCCCGTAGCACGATCACATCGTAGTAGTCCTTGCCCCTCCCATCGTTAAACTCATCCTGAGACGTCGATGTCTCGGGTACGCCCAATTCCGGCACACGCCCCCTCGAATATAGAAGTACCTGTATAATCACCCCATGAAAGCACTTCGTTTTGTCGGTTCTGCCCTGGACGACCTGCGAAATTTTTCCGCAGAAGCCCGCCGGCACGCCGGTTTCGAACTGGACGTGGTACAGCGAGGCCTGATGCCCTCGGACTTCAAACCAATGGTGACCGTAGGGCCAGGCGCATATGAAATTCGGATTCACGTCGAGGGCGAGTGGCGCGTGATCTACGTGGCGAAGTTCGCTGATACCGTGTTCGTCTTGCACGCCTTCCAAAAGAAGACACAGAAGACGACCAAAGCACACATCGAACTCGCGAAGCGTCGCTACAAGCAAATTGGGAGCTAGATCATGAAAGAACACATCACGGAATCGAGCGGCAACGTATTCGCCGATCTCGGATTTTCTGCCGAAGAGGCGACTCTGCTGCAGTTGCGGGCTGACCTTATGGCTTCGTTGCGACAGACGATTGACACTAACGGATGGACGCAAGCACAAGCGGCCGAAATTCTCAGTGTTGGTCAGCCGCGCGTGTCCGACCTGATGCGTGGCAAGTGGGAAAAATTCAGCCTCGACATGCTTATCACCCTGGCAGTTCGGGTCGGACTTCATCCACGCGTCGAGATCGCACACGCTTGAGTTGCCTGCTCTCGAAGGCCATTGCGCATTAGCGCCCGCGGAAAACACCGAGTTCAAATAGCGACGATTACACGACGTCGCCAGAATGCTTCGACTCATGCCCGCTTTCTCGCCCCATCGCGCCCGGATTCTTCGTAGCCCTCCGGCGCTTGATAGAGCATGAACGTCAGCTGCAGCAGGGCCTGGATGTGCCGGTACGTCTCGCGCGCGATCTGCTCAAGCTCGGCTTTCTCGCGCGCGTCCACTTTGCCGTCGGCGATCGCCTGCGCATGCGTGCGCGCCAACACACCCAGCTGATCCACGATCTGCGTGAACTTCGTCAGCAGCTCGTCGTTGTCGCACTCGTCGCCCAACGCCGGCAGGCCGACATACACCCCGCCTGAGCGCCGCGCAATCGCGTCGGCAAAGTACGTCGTGCCCGACAGCGCCTGCATCGCCAGCGCCATTTCGGTCGGCACTACCTGACCTTTCACCTCGTACACGCGGTTTTGCAGGCTCGCCGACGAGATGCCCAGCGCCGCCGCCATCGCATCAGATCCGCCAGGAAACGCCCTGCACATCGCTTGATACGCTTTACGCAATCCCATAGGGGGGTTACCTTTCCTTCGGTGGTGTTGTGATTGACCCGCTCTACCGACAATGCAACCAAGGCTCGACGACGCTCACGTCAGCTCGCTCGGCAATGGCAGCCATCGCACGAGCTCGGCCAGGTAATGAACCAGCCACACCGACATCCACGCCGCGACCAAACCGCCGACCAGCAGGATGGTGACTGCGCCAGCACTTGTCACCGCATTGCCCAATCGGCGACCGACTCTCCGTACCACTATGTTTCTCAGTTTCGACATTCGCCCCACTCACTTTCAAAAATCGATCATCTTGGTTGCGGCAATTGGAATGCGAACCACCGTCGTGCAAGAATCAAAGACGCCAATCTCTTTCATCAATGCACAATGGAGTTCGCATGACCTCTTGGCTACGCCGGAAAGTAAATCGCCGCGAGCGGACGGTGCCAATGCCGTCAGATCCTGCGTCACGAAGGCAACCGTCTGCGCGTTATTCTTGAGCGCAATCGGGATCATGGCCGCCGTCGTCACACTCCTTCCCTGAGGTTTCGTCATGGCAATCAATGCACTTGCCATTGTCTGGTATAACGAATCGGAATACGACCATTGCAAAACGCTGTTCTCCGATAGCGACACACTTCCGGACTCCTGGCACGAGTGGAAAACGCAAGCGGCAAAAAAGAGGGCTTTGTAGTGATCCCGGCATACATTGACCCCGACACATTCGTAGATTGGTGCACCGAGCGCGCGTTGACGCCCAATCACGCTGGTCGATCGGCCTTTGCAAGTTCGGAGGCATGCCGAATTCTTTCGGCATATCAAACTGGCACTGGATGTAACTAACGTTCCCCATCACCCCAACCCAAATCCGCCGCAAACGTCTATCGTGGGCGCTGTTTCGCCCCGATTGACTACATTTGCTCCTGACAGTTGCTCAGCCTCCTCTGATCCCGCATACGTGGAATCAGCCTTCGCCTGAGTAGCAAGCAACGCCTCGCGAGTGACTGTTCCCCCACACTCCCCGCTTACCGCCTCAATGGCTGCTGCGTAGTGTGTCTCTCCGGTCCAGTCCGTGCGGGGTAGCCGTCCACGCACCGCCCATTTCCGAACAGCTTGGTGCGTGACGGAGCGCGGCAGATGACAGTTCAGTGCTCGCGTGAAGGCTGCGATCCCGCCCGCCTCCGCTATAGCTGTCTCGATCAAGTTCATAGGCGAATGATAGAACTGTCTGTTACCAAATTGCAAGAACTGCTTGTTCGAACGGCGTACGCGACAATAGAACCTATGGTTACCAGAGACGAGAAATTGGCGTTTGCTGCTCGGCTAAACGAGCTTTTAGACTCGCGCGACTTTGCGCGAAAAGGTGCGGGGAGACAGACTTCCCTGGCGGCAGCTATGGGCGTCACACAAAAAGGGGCGCGAAAGTGGCTCGAGGGAGAATCACTCCCGACAACCGCACGACTAATGGAGATTGCGCGAAAATTCAACGTCGAGTTTGAATGGCTGGCGACCGGCCGGACTGGAGAAAATCCGACTGCATCGCTGCCCGAATCAACGGAATCTTCTCCCCCACGGCAACGATTGGTGGAGCGGATATTTTCGCTGGTCGAGTCACTCACCCCGTCGCAACAGCAAGCCCTGCTTGAACAACTAGAGTTGCAACACAAAGAGAATGAGCGGATGCTCGCTGAACTGTCGGCGCGCCGCCTTCGCCCTGTGTCCGCCCCAAAAACACCGGAATCGAAAGTCCTCGAACACTTTCCGGTCGCAGTCACTAATGAGCCCCCCTCCAGGAAAAGCTCCAAGAGAAAATAATTGAACAATAGGGACTAGTTACTCCGCCAAGTAGAGTACTCTCACCAATGGCGCTCGTCGCATAGCTCGTCACGCTTGCAAGTGGTCGGATGCAAGCTTTACGCGAGACTACTGATATGGGAAATACTATCGATCGACTCGACTATCTCCAAAAAAAAGAACAAGAAGAACTTGTCAATCTAGCAAGGTGCCTGCTCGTAGACACCCAATCTGGGGCAGTGAACTTCTGTGCGCTGGTCATCTCCGGTCCACAAATCAACTATGCAGCCCGAACCGCAGGCGGCAATCCATCTGTCCGCGGGGAACGCCTTTTAGCAGCCGGCCACGCCGCAATTCTCGAGGCTCAGAAGTTGCTCAGCCTCATACAGCACTACTAGTACTTTACATTGGTAACTAATAGTTCTAGCATTCACCCATCGCAACTCAATTCGATGGGTGGTCCGTGTCCTTCCCTCTCCTATTCGTAGATCGATCTGCGCCTCGCTGCTGTCCGCGTCCGGCACGACCGGCGCCACATCAACGGCCATCCCGTCGCGCCATCGCACGAAGGGCCCAACCAAATTCGGTGGCTACCGCTTCGACAAATCCCCCAGCGGCAACACGCCGTACACGTGTCCACACATCCCGCAGTACACCGCATCAAACAGCCGGCCGTCACTGGTGCGATGCGCGCTTTGCACCGAGAACATCTGTTCGATGCATTCGATACCGTGCAGGTCGCATTTCGGGCAATGGATCGCTGCCTCTTCTGTCACGTTCGTCATCTTGGTTTTCCCCCTAATCATTGGTATGAACGCTGCCGTTAAGACTCGGCATCTTCATTGTTTCAGGTGAAGCTTGTAGATTTCGCTCATTTTTGGACTCCTCAACAGGAGAAACATTCGATGCACATCGTTCTCTGCGCCATCCATGATTCGCTCGCCACCGCGTTCGAACACGCGTTTCGCGACCTGCCTCACGTCACCGTTCACCGCGGCGACATCCTCGCGCTCGATGCTGACGCGCTCGTCAGCCCCGCTAACAGCTTCGGATGGATGGACGGCGGCATCGACTTGCACTATCGGCACCGCTTCGGTATCGACATCGAGCGTCGTGCGATGGAAGCCGCAGCACATGAGCCTGATTGCGAACTGGCCGTCGGCGACGCGGTCGTGCTCCCCACCGGCGATGCACGCATTCCGCATCTGATCATGGCGCCTACCATGCGCTTTCCGCAGCCGGTACCGGCGTCGGATAACGCCTATCGCGCGTTCAGCGCTGCGCTCATCGCCGCGCAACAGAACGGGTTCGAGCGCATCCTGGCCCCAGGCATGTGCACGGGCGCCGGACGGATGCCGCCGTATCAGGCCGCACTGCAAATGGCGCGCGCGTATCGGGAACTGTTTATACCGCCGTCGGTGGGCTCCCCACATCAGGGCTCGGGCGATGTCCTGCGCGCCGGACGACATGACATCCGCCTCGGCACCTCGTTTGCCTCACGCCACGTGCAGACCATCCGCACCACCCTGGTCAGCGTACACGCGCGGCCCTTGGCGCAGCATTCGTGAGTCGCATCCGCAGACGCCATGCCAACGAATCTCACGTTCCCTCGATCGTTCAAGGGTGTGCGCATCACGCGCTTCGTGCTACCGCGTGTGCGTCGCGACTGGTGGCCCCTGGCCGCCCTGTTTGCCCTCTATCTATTGGGCAGCGCCATTGCGCCGCCACTCGGGCTGTAGTGCTTCTGGAGAGAATATGCGAACCCATTCCTACGTCAACCTGCGTCACGCCGTGCTGCATTCGGTCGATGTGATCGTCGGGCATCACCGCATCCACCAGTATTTCACGACGATTTTCTACGACGACATCTGCTGGTGCTGACTATGCCCGGTACACGTATTCGGAGGAGCTGACATTCATGAAATCGGGATTTCCTACGCGTCAAATCGTCTCGCAGGACTGGGGACGCGCCGGCCTGCCAGTCGGTAGCGAGCAGGTGTCGGCACCGACGAAACAGGTGCTCGAACTGGTCGCCCGCATCCGCGCGGAGCGCGCCGCGCGCGGTTTGTCGCAGCCCATCGACTTCAAGCGTCGCGCCAGCGGCGAGCGTGACGACGACTGAGCCGCCGGTGGATCGAGCCTCAATGCGGACTATCTGCATAGGACTACTACTCAGATGAGTCATTCCACCTCACTCGTGTGCTTCTTCGCCTTTCTAGCCGGAGTATGCCTTGGCCTGATTGTCGCGGACCTGTTCCCTCACGGTGGCCGATGATCGCCACCATAACGTCAATTAGAAGGAGCCTGTTTCATGTCCATACGCCCCATCACCGATACTTTGCGACAGATCGGCAGCGGTGCATTCCTCGACACGGTCAGCACGCAATTCAATGACCTGGTGCTCACCATTGACGCCCACGGCGGCAAAGGCGAACTCACCCTCAAGCTGGTCGTCAAAAAAGCCACTCGCGGGGGCGCCATGCTCGTGACCGGTGTCAGCGCCCTCAAGAAGCCTGCGGAGGATCCGGCCGAGGCGATGCTGTTCGCCACACCCGAGGGCAATCTCGTCGCCGACGATCCGCGCCAGCACAAGCTCGACCTGAAGCGAGTCGACGGCGCCTCCGACACGCCGCCTGCGTCGTTGAAGACCGCGTAACGTCCCTTCCTCCCTCAGCCACTGGAACCCTATGAACGTCGAAACCGAAACCAATTTTGCCGAAACGCTCGCGCGTGAACTGAAGCAACCGCAGGAACTCGGCTCGCGCGATGATCGGGCGATTCGCCGCTTCGTACTGCCGCCGGGCTGGTCGATGGACGAACGCGACGACGAGAAGAAGCTGCCTGCACCGCTACGCAAACGCGCGCTGGTGCGCGTGCGCGATGCCGAGAGTTTCATTGCCTACATGAAGCGTCACGGTTCGCTGACCAATAGCACGATCTGGTGCCAAGCCGACTATGCCAAGGGGCAGGTCGCGTTCACCGGTATCGTCAACGACCATGGCGAAGATCCGTCATCGGCGGCATGGCGGGACCATCGCGCGCTGTTCGCGCCCGAATTCAGCGAAGAGTGGCGCCGCTGGGTCAACCACAACAAACAGCCGTTCAGCCAGGCAGACTTTGCCGCGTTCATCGAGGAAAACCTGAAGGATGTGGCCAGCCCCGACGGCAACAACTTGCCCTCGGGCTCCGCGATGCTGGCCATGGCGCTGCAGTTCGAAGCCACCCAGGACATGCGCTTCAAGAGCGCGATCCGCCTGCAAAACGGTGGCGTGAACATGTCGTTCGTCCAGGATGATGACGACCAGACGTTGCAGAAAATGCAGATGTTCGAGCGCTTCGCACTCGGCATTCCGGTCTTCTGGAACGGCGACGCGTATCAGGTCGACGCGCGGCTGCGCTACCGCGTGCGCGACGGCCGGCTGACGTTTCACTACGAGCTCATCCGTCAGGACAAGGTGCTCGAGGCAGCGGCCTCCACCGTGATCCAGCAGATCCGGGAGCAGACCGGCAGCCCGTTCTTCTTTGGCGAGCCGTT